ACCACCCCGCTGACGGCCATCACCAACACCTCCCTGCTGTGCTTGCAGGACAACCGCTTCAAAGACAACAGCACCAACGCCTTTGCCATCACGGTGAATGGTGACACGCGCATCAGCAAGTTCGCGCCGTTCAACCCGCCAGCGTCTTACAGCACGGCCTCGTATGGGGGCAGTGGGTATTTTGATGGGACGGGGGATTACCTGACTGCGCCAGACAATGCGGCGTTTGACTTTGGCAGCGGCGACTTCACGGTAGAGATGTGGTATTACCCGCTGGCTCTTCCTGCTGAAACTACGTTGTTAAGCAAGTGGAACAGCGGCTCAATTGCTGGTACTAATCAATGGCTTTTGTATTTAGCTACCGCGTCTGCGCAGGCTGTATTTTCTACGGATGGCACCAATGCGGCAGCAACAATTACTGGACCGAATGTAGTTCTAAGCCAGTGGAATCACATAGCGTTTGTAAGAAACGGTACTAGTTTTACTGTTTACACCAATGGTGTTGCGGGAACGCCTGTTACAAATGCAGGATCTCTATATGCGCTAGATACTGAAGTTCTTGGGATCGGTTATCGCCGCAATAACGGGATACCAGTCATTGCAATGAATGGGTACGCAACACAACCACGCATTGTCAAAGGCACCGCCGTCTACACCGCGAACTTCACCCCGCCGACCACACCCCTTACCGCCATCACAAACACCAGCCTGCTGCTGAACTTCACCAACGCAGGCATCTTTGACGCGTCCACGATCAACAATGGTCAGACCGTGGGCAATGCTCAGGTCAGCACCACGCAGGCGAAGTGGTCTCCGACCAGCATGGCGTTTGATGGTACGGGCGACTACATCCCCAAAGTAGACAGGCCTGAATTGCGTCTAGGAACTGGTGACTTCACCATTGAAGGCTGGGTGTACCTCAATGCAACGGGCGTGGCCTACGGGCTGGTGAGCAAAGGCACAGCCACCACGGGCTGGTCAGTCAACGTCACCTCGGGCAACAAGCTCCAGTTCAGCTACACCGCCACGCAACTGACGGGTGCTACCTCGCTGGTGTCGGGCACTTGGTACTACTTTGCGGTGGTTCGGTCTGGCACGGCATCTGGGAACCTGCGGGTCATTCTAGATGGAGCCACTGACGCTACCAGCGCGGGCGCGGTGAACGACAACTTCAACCAGACAAATCCGCTGTACGTCGGCGCTGACCGCGTGGCTGGTGCGGTGCTCAATGGCTACTTGCAGGATGTCCGCATCACCAACGGATATGCCCGCACGACCTCTACACCCACCGCAGCCTTCCCGACGCTATGACGCTCTACAGCAAAAACGGCTCCATCCCGAAGCCGCAGACGGACGGCACACCCGGCTGGGTGGAGGTGCCTGAGCCTCCTGTGCCTGGACCCGGTGAGGAAACGGTCTGGTGGTGCCCGCCTGGGTGGGTGGTGCGGCCTGTGGAGCCTGCGCCGGTCGAGGGCTATGTGTGGAAATGGAGCCAGAGTGAAACGCAGTGGGTTGACTATCAGTTGCCACCTAATCCTGGTCCCGCTCCTGGCCCCGCTCCTGGCCCTGCGCCGGCGCCGATGCCCAGCGGCAACGTGACGATTTGAGGCATGATGTCTAAGACACCCGCCTGGACGCGCAAGGAAGGCCAGAACCCCAAGGGCGGCCTGAATGCCAAGGGACGCGCCTCTGCCAAGGCCCAAGGCATGAACCTGAAGCCCCCTGCGCCGAACCCAAAAACCGAGAAGGACGCCGCACGGCGCAAGTCATTCTGCGCCCGCATGGGCGGGACGCCTGGGCCGATGAAGGACGAGAAGGGCAAGCCTACCCGCAAGGCGCTGGCCCTGAAGGCGTGGAACTGCTGACATGCAAATCCCAATCGTCAGCGGCATCTACACCGACAACGGCCCTGACCTGCGCACGGCCTACCCGGTTAACTTCTTCGTCACACCCAAGGGCAGCGGCATCAGCGATGCCTACCTGCGGCCGGCTGACGGGATCGTGAGCGATGGCACCGGCCCAGGCACTGACCGGGGCGGCATCGAGTGGCGCAACACGCTCTATCGCGTCATGGGCACCAAGCTGGTGAGCATTGCCAGCAATGGCGCCGTCACCGAATTGGGCGATGTGGGCGGCCCCGTGGATGAGCTGGTCGCGTTCGACTACTCGTTCGACCGCCTGGCCGTCGTGTCGGGCGGCCGGCTCTACTACTGGAACGGTGCCACGCTCACGCAGGTGACGGACCCGGACCTGGGCACGGTGCTGGTCGATGTGGTGTGGGTTGACGGCTATTTCATGGTGACGGACGGCGAGTTCCTGGTGGTCACGGAGCTGAGCGATCCGACGCAGGTCAACCCCCTGAAGTACGGCAGCAGCGAGGTGGACCCTGACCCGGTGGTGGCCCTGCTGAAGCTGCGCAACGAGGTCTACGCGCTCAACCGCCACACTATCGAGGTGTTCGACAACGTGGGCGGCGATCTGTTCCCCTTCGGGCGCATCGACGGCGCTCAGATCCAGAAGGGCGCCATCGGCACGTTTGCGTGCTGCGTCTTCAACGAGATGATCGCCTTCCTAGGCTCCGGCCGCAACGAGGCCCCCGGCATCTACATGGCCGCCAACGCCACGGCGCAGAAGATCAGCACCGACGAGATTGACCGCCTATTGCTGACCTACACCGAGTCGCAACTGTCGCGGGTGAAGCTCGAAGCCCGCAATGACAAGAACCACCAACTGCTGTACGTCCATCTGCCTGACCGCACGGTGGTGTTCGACCTCGCGGCTTCCGAGGCGCTGAAACAGCCGATCTGGACGACCCTGACCACCACGCTCACGGGCTTCGCGCAGTACCGGGCGCGCAACTTCGTCTGGGCCTATAACCAATGGTGTATCGGTGACCCGTCGTCATCGGCCATCGGGCACTTCGTGGACACGCGCAGCGACCATTGGGGCCAGACGGTGCGCTGGGAGTTCGGCACGATCATCGTCTACAACGCCGGCAGCGGCGCCCTGTTCCACGAGCTCGAACTGGTGGCGCTAACGGGCCGCGTGGCGTTGGGGCTGGACCCGCAGATCAGCACCAGCTACTCCTTCGACGGCTCGGCATGGGGGCAGGATCACTACATCAGGGCCGGGGCCATCGGCAACCGCACGAAACGCCTGGTGTGGCTACGGCAGGGCTCCATGCGCCACTGGCGTATGCAGCGGTTCCGGGGTGACAGTCAGGCGCACCTGTCGTTCGCCCGCCTGGAGGCGCAGATCGAGGCGCTGGCGTACTGATGGCCGCGTCCAAACTCAACCTCACGCGGGATCAACTCGCGTCGTTCCTGCAAGACCATGAACAGGTGCGGCAGTTCGAGCGCCTGTTCTCAAACGTGCGCGAACTGGAGCCCACCACGCTGGTGGATCTGGCCATCGCTGCGGGCACTGCCGATCAGAAGGCCACCGAGGCGCTGGACGCTGTGACCACACTGGCGCAGGACACCGCGCTGCAAGCCGAGGCCAAGGCGCAGCAGGCGCTGGACGCCGTTGAGCAGATGCGCACGGCGCTGGAACTGCTGACCACTGCGCCACCCCCGCGTGAGTTCAAACGGTCGCGCTACGGGTCTTTTTACAGCACCGCCACGCAAACCGCGACGACCATCAACACGGCCACCGGGGTAACGCTGAACACCACGGACCTGTCATCCGGCGTGTTCCTGAGCGGTTCCCCGCAGACGCGCATCAACGTGGACACGGACGGCATTTACAACCTGCAACTGTCTGTCCAGCTTGACAAGACCGCTGGCGGAACCGCAGAGTTCTACATCTGGTTTCGCAAGAATGGTGTGGACGTCACTGACTCTGCCAGTCAGATCAGAATACAGGGCAACAACGCCGAGATTTTCTCGGCCCTGAACTACTTTTTCAGCCTCAAAGCCGGCGATTACGTCGAGGTCATGTTTTCGGTGAGTGACCTGTCAGTGGAACTGCTGGCCGTGCCTGCCGCTGCCCCACATCCAGGCATCCCGTCCATCATCGTCACCGTGTCCAACAACATCCAGGGGTTCCAATGACCGTAACAGTCCGCGTCCTCGTCCCTTCCAAGCAACTGGAGGCCACGCAGACCACGCAATACACCGCCACCAACGC